CCATTATAGCGTTTAGTTTTGCAACATTAGACGCTGCATCATCGAACGTATCAAAACGTGCGGCAATAGAAGTTAACGTATTCATCTCAATCCCTGTCTGTTTAGCGATTGCAGATAGGCCTTGTAAGACTTGTATTGCTCTAGGGGCAGAATATTGAGACATGACATCCAAAGCTTGAGTAAAGTTCTGTACCATACGAGTTGGAGTTTCACCAATGGCGACTGCTGAATTGTAAAGTCTATTCAACATATCTGGTCCTTGTATACCGAACACTCGAAATGATTGATCCATGACCATGGCACTGGTGTCAAAAGCAATGCCAAAGCGTTTTGCTGCCACGGCGGCACGATCCATATCTAATCTTTGATTCTCCGACAGGCCTGAATAGCGGCGCGCTATGGAATATAATGCGCCTTGTGCTTGTGATAATTCGTCATAAGATGCAGCCATCTCTCTTATTTCTTTATCCTCAAATGCTTTTGATAGACCGGTGGCAAACGTTTTGGAAGCTCCCGTAGCAGCTCTTAAACTAACATCGGCCCGATCAATTTGTCCTACCATCGTAACGGTGGTTTCTACAACTTTTGATACACTTGACATAGCTACATTTCCAAATGAGCCTACATTTGATAAAGTGGTGGACAAGCCGGCCACAGTTGATGCCAAGCCTTGTATGACGCCCCTAGCCTTGCTTGCTGCGCTAAGTGTCTCCATTAAAGAACCAGCCAATGTTTGACGCCACTTATTATCCAAGCCAAGCAACATTGTCATAGAGCTTTGTGCAGCTTGTGATGATCTCAGCTGAGCATCGGCATACCGCATCTCAGCAGCCAATTTATTTACAATCTTTTCCCTGGAGGTCTCGTCTATATCTACTGTTTGGCTTTTAAGTGTATTTAATCGTCGTACTGCATGCTCGTGACTTTTGGTGGCCGATGCGATGGCCTGCTGGTCTTGCACTGCCGCAGCATTCAAGGCCGTTAGAGCTTCATCCAGATTCTTTACTTCTGCTTGAGTCTGTCTTATTGCTTGTTGGTTTTGATGATGAGTTGTTGTAAGCTTAGTTAATTGATCTTGAAGACCAGATCTATACTCTTGTAAAAGTAAATTTTTTCGCTCTTCGTTGCCAAGAGCCTTGCCGGTAATTTCAGCTTCTTTAAATTTTAGTTCTAAAAGACTTTGAAAAGCCTCTGTTTCTGCTCGTATCCGATCTACTTTGGCCTGATTACTAATAGCGAGGTTTTGATCTTTTTCTATGATGTCTGTTATAATAGACTCAACATTTTCTAATATTGATTCATATTCTGCTAGTTGTTTAGGGTCAAAACCTTTATTATCAGCCATTTACTTTATCTCCAAACTACACAAAAGGCCACAAAAGACCGGTTGTTTTTTCAAAGCCTTCAACGGCGTCATTGAGAAGATATTTAGCTTCTCTTGTGTTTTCATCATCCATACCTTGTTTTAGATATGCATCCATGTATCGATGTTCTGCTTTAAGCGCGCCAACAAAAGAAGCAATATCATCATCCGTTCCAGAAACAACTAATTCAAATTTTTCAGTTGGTTCTTTTTGTTGGTTGGGTCGTTGTTTATCTTCCGGTGTCAAAGTGTTCTCTTCGTTTTCTGAAATATAATCTTTATATTCTTCTGGTGAGGGGATTTTACCAAACATTCTTCTTAAAATGGTTTTAAGTGTTTCACCAAACATTGCCAAAAAACTTTCTTGTAATCGATTGTTTTTCAACTTGTGAAAATTAATTTCTAGGGGTCTTAGCTTGTCTTCTGAGAGGATCTGTTTCATTGCGCACTTCTCCTTATGCAATAAATAGTTATAACATTTAAAATAATAAATAGAATAATGGAGGGAGGGTTTATTTTTGTTTTTGAGCTTTGTCGTAGTCTTCTTTTTCTTTTTCGAATTGTTTTATTAGTCTTTTTGTAAACCAATTCCTTAAGCCAATTGGCAAACTATAAGCTTCTATAAAGCTCCAACTGCCATAATATTTTAATAAAAAGAATTGCTCATATACTGATTCCATGTATTTACTGTCTAGGCCAAAAAAAGTCCGTAGTAAACGGCACCTCCATTTCAGCTTCTATAGAGCAGTTGTTACATTTAAAACTTTGGGTTAAGTCAATGTTTGGTACTAAATCCACATACGTAGCCCTAAGATGGCGAGAATCCTTTGCTGGCATATTATCAACAAAATCAGATATTTGTCCAAGATCTGCAATATTGTTAACAGAAACAATAAAAGCTTTCATTTGATCGGTGATTGAATTGTCTAAAAGGCTGTATTGTTTTTTCTTTTCGGCGTATGCTAAAAGATTGGCTTCGTCTTCACCGTTCAAAAAACGTACCTCTGCTTTTACCTTGGAAACTGGAAGCTCAACAACAAACGTTCCATTTTTAGTTGGCTCAACTGAATTATTCTTTTCAGGTTTTTTTGGTCTTATTTCTTCTAGATCAAATTCATGGTCGCTGCTAACTCCACAATAAGGACATTGAGCCTTGGTTTGATATAGATGACCATAAGCTGAAATTCTCGCTCTCATCATTATGGCATTTTTATCACCCACAAGAAGATCATTAACGTTTATCGTTTTATCAACAATAAGACTTTCAAGTAGCCTTTCAATTGCAAGACCCTTCTTCAGCAAAGAACGAGATGTTAATATATCTTCATCCTTTGCAGTCATTTGCTTTATTTCGATGTGGTCTTTGTTGTGTAAAGCATGCCCTTCAGGATAAAATTTCCCTTCAGAAGGAAGCTCAACAAAGTCTGTTGGAACTACAAAATTTAATACACTTGAATTATTCGACATCTCAGCAAGAGAAGAAGTGGAATCAGCCTGGGCGGCTGATCCAAAACGTTCTTCATTATTTCTCATTTATCACCTCTGCAAAATTAAATATTAACTACTAAAAAGATATAGCGCTAGCATCAGATGGGAAATTGCTACTACCAGCTATACTGGTCGATTTCCAAACCCCAGGATCGTTCTTAGTCCAAAGCTCTGCCCAATCAAATCTTATAGTTAAATTTATATTTAGGAGATCATCACTGTCATATGACAAATCGCCAAACTTAACATCTTTAATCCATGGATGTTTCAAGTCCCAAACTTCAACGTAATTGCCGTCAGCATCTAATTGTCTAATTTCAAGTTGCTGTACAGCTTGTGTAGCTTTAGTTTTAGAAATTGTGTGCAATTTACTAGCTGGGCCGATATTGGGATTATATCCTGAAGCTTCTATAAGGTGCATAATTGTCTTTGTTCCATCTGGTTTGAGCGGATCAACCAATTGAAGGTCAACTGTGTTCCACTCTACTCGACCAGGATAAAAATATGTATGGTTGAGAAATCTATGTGAGGTTTCCGAAATGCTAAAACTTGGTTTTGAAACAGACTTAATCGCCCATGCTTGTACGACATTAAAAACCGCTATCCATCTATAAGCTCGCTTAGTATCAAACTCTCTTTTATCGTTCCAAAATCCCATTGTTTATATCTCCCCTCGCATAAGTTGCGCCCTCTATCAATAAATAGTACTAATCTTTCTTTTTACTATTTTAATCCTCAAATGATGCACCAGAACGAGTAATGATGAAGTCTAGAGCAATAAATTCAATGGCTCTAGCCGGCTTCAAAAAGACTTTCGCATACATAATGTTTCTATCAACCAGTTCTGGAGTTGTAGTTGTTTCATCCAAAACTAATTTATAGTCTGCCAAGCCTAACTGAGCTTTAACACTGCTTAACAGCACATCTGCTTTTGCTCTAAATGTAGCCCAAGTTACTTCAAGATTTGGCTCAAACAATGTTGTGGACGCAATTCTAGAAATTTCCTTCTTCAAGAAAATTAACAGTCGTCTAACATTAATTCTATCCAAAGCCGAAGGTGTTAATTGCAACGTCTTCTGGCCGAAGATTACAATACCTTCTGCAGGGAATGATGCAATTGGGTTGACATTGACTTCATAAAGCTTATCTCTTTGTTTAGAAGTTAATTGCTGGTTTACACCAACAACGGGAACACCACCAGCATTAGTGGCTGTTAGTCCACCACGATTGAAACCAGCTGGAGCAAACCAAACATCTCTAACAGCATCACTATATGCCATAGTGCCTAAAGCAACTACTGAAGGTGGAGCCCACAAAACTTGATTGGTTCGTGTATCTCTAATCTGTACCCATGGGTAATAAGCGGCGCCATAACTTGAATCGATTGATCGATCTTTCATTCCTCTTACAGCTTCATCCACATTGCCTTGGTTTGCCATATCGGTATTGGTGTTTTCGCCCGCGGGCGTAAAGTCATTACGAATATCGATAACGGCCATCGTGTCTGCGCGTTCTTCAGCAACTCTAACCAACCTAGTGGTCAAATCAGCATTAGTAACTCCAGGTATGGCCATTAAGTTACACTCAACTCGCTCAGGATCTTTAATAATTTCAATAGCTTTGGTGATTGAATAAAACCCATAACTGTCTTTTTCTGTTGCACCAGCTAGAAGGCCGCGATCATCATTAAATGGTTCTTTTTCGCGTATATCTAGGCCATCAAAGCCGCCATACAATACGGTAGTAAACTTATCATGACCCATTGTAGAAGCTGTCAACAAGAAGGAACTGCCACTTTTTGCAGTAATTGATTTATTAACCTCTGTAGCGGTGGATGAATCTTGTCTACTTCCACTAGTATATACCACGATGTTGTCACTTCCTTCAACAAGATCATCCAAGGTGAAGAGGAATTGACACTCAGCATTGTCAGCTGTTAAATGGAAGTCCATTGCATCTGAAGTTGTTTGATCGGGAAGTGTCTTAAGATAATCTACAACGCAAGGATCATATCGAACGTCATTTCCGTCCGAGTCAAATCGGGCCAAATCAACTCCCCAATATGCTTTACTTTGATCAATAATGCCGCCATTTGTAGCTTTAGATCTTAAAGCTAGCGCAGGATATTCCATTGTGCCGGTAATGGTTGCTTGGGCAGTTTCGCCATGAAGAAATTCTTGACCAGTCCAGATTTCTCCTGCGAGCAACTCTACGCCCACCAAAGAAGTGTTCGCGGCTAAATCCGCATCATCGCGACTAGCTGTAGCAGATGTCTCCATAGATGCACCAGCCAATATAAAAGTATTTCCAAGATGAGTTGCAGGTCCTTTAGGATCTAGTGCAAGGTTTCCGGCGCCGGAATCAGATCCACTGGTAAAAGTAAACCCTTTGTATCTTGGAGGACCATAACAACCAAAAGGTAGAAGATCCTTAGAGTAAACCCCTTCGTTTGTTTCCACACGAATATAACGAGAGTTGTTATCGTAGTTTCCACCAACTTTCAAAAGCTTGTTGGTTTTGTCGTAGCTAACTTGTTTATCTCCAATTTTACGAGCAATATAGTTTGGAGAACCTGCGTTTAGGTTACAGTTTGAAAACTTTTCAAGAACCTGTAAGTTTTTATCTGAATCTCCTATAGCACGAACTGTAACAGTGAAGGATGGCCAAGTTTTAGTGCTTTTGGCTGGCCGAATATCTTCAATCGATATTTTAAGATTATTCTGATTCCACTCTGAGCCAGCATCTAAAGATACAAATTTAAATAACCTTGAAGTTCTTTGCTCGTTGAGCATATCAAAACCTGCAGCATCTGCAGAAGTATCTTGAGAAACAATCCAGCCCGTTTCAGAAGGTATATGTTCTTTTAGGTGACTAGAATATTCACTAGAACCAGATGCCAATTGTAGCATAACGCCCCAACATGAGTTGCTGGTTGTATTGTTTGCTAAAGTCTCTTGCACTGATTTTTCAAAAGTCTGTCCTAGCCAATAATTTGTTGTTCCTTGGCTATAAATATTAGTGTTAACCAACTGTGGGTTCGTGTTGAACGCTCTTCGGATAAAGTTATCAGAAGCTGGGTCGAAACTAAAAGCGGTTTCCACAACTGTGTTGTCGCTGCTATCTCTAATAATTGCTTTCCATGTAAGATTGGCAGAGTTCCCTAACAAAACCGAGCTTCCGGAAACAATTGTGGACTCTGCATTTACTTCAGTCCCTCTTAGAGTACCAGATAGCCACATATAGCCATTATCTAGGTACCAAACTGCTGCAAGAGTTCCTGTAGCTGCAGCTTGGGCGTCGTCTACGCCGCCGGTGAAATCAGTTACCTTAACAACGTTTGTTGCACTACCACCAACACTAGCAAATACAGCTGCCGCATTACCGGTTGTGCCTTTACCGAGATCCATAGTAAATGTAATTTTTTTAGTCTCTCCGTCCGTAATGGATGCAGTAATGCCATCTACACCAGATTGTCCCAATCCGGAAGTGGCGTACACAACGTGCACGTGAGAATCGCCGTTAATAGCGGCAACAATTCGATCAGCAATCTCAGCATCTGTGCGCCCAGAACAACCAATAGATATTTGATTCGCAGCGCCGGCTAAGCCGGATCCGGCCGTTGTTTTATCTTCATCAAGTAATATCGTGACGGCGCCCTCGGGAGATTCACCGCCGGCCGACGTCGGTACAGTAATCGTAAATGAAGAATCAGAGGCATCGCCCTGCACGGTATCAGTATCAATTGCAGATACTGCTTTTGCGATCCCACCCACAGATCCAGAAGGCATAACAAACAAACCATAAGCACCGCCAAGATCGCTAGTTAAGTTTGTGGTTCGCCAACCAGCGCTAGGATGGTTACCAATAGCTGTTGTCTCGGTGTCACGCTGATCGTGATGTGCACCCAGTAAACGAACAAAGGTTACAGGGTTGTTGTTTTTTAAATAAGCTTGTGCGGCATATGCACCATAGGTAGGTCCATTGTAATTTCCGTTTCTCCAGACATCATCAACCTCTCCACCAGGAATCGGATTGCCAAAGAGTTCTACAAACTCAGCAAACGAATGAACGATTGTAGGTCGAAATCCCGGCCCTCTTTCTGATCTTCCAACAATAACAGGGCCCATTCTTGCTGGTAATCTTTCTAACTGTGATCTATCAATCTCATTGATAAAAACTCCAGGTGAAACAAATCTAAACTTTTTAACTGACATTCTGTTGAATCTCCTTATGACTTATTTAAAAAATAACTTATTTTCTTCTATAAATAGTAATAAGAAGTTGCAAAATCCATTACTTTTGCTTAAAATGAGATTTGCAACTTCTTTAAAGGTCTGGGAGGTTATCTAGACGCTTCACGGCTTTTTTTCTCTGTTGTTCGGTCAAATGTTCGTCTATGTCGCCAAATATGATTCTTTCTCTAGGTATTTTTACTTCAACGGCGTTTTCAGTTATAACCATTTTTGGAGTTTCTTGGTTATTGTCCTCGCCTAATAAATAGCCTAGAACCTTTATGTCTATTCTTGTTTCATATTTTCGCTCTTCTTCACCAAGCCCTGCTAAATTGTTACTAGCGGCAAAACTATCTTGAATAAAACCTTCGTAAAAATGACCTTTGTTTCTTAGTGGAAAATAGTTAATTGCACCAGTTTTAGTAATGAATGGGGTTACCAATTCGTTCATTTGCTGTTGATATTCTGTACGTAAAGATACCGTATATACAATTTCAACATAAGTTGGCATCGGTACCGATATCCATTCATAAACAATTTTTTTATTATCTCTTGGGAAATTAAGCTGGTCTTCTTTTCTAAAAGAATCTGCATTGGCAAAATTAGAAGTTTTATCTTGATTTATTCTCTTTGAAACAACTATAGAGCCTCCGCGCTTATTTCTATCTACATTGCCCCAAATAGTACCTTTTCTATTCATATCTTTTACAACAGACATACGCTCAACTGTAATCAAAGGAAGAATTAAAGTGCCTGAACCGTCTCTTATATCTTTATCTTGTTTAATTTGATATGTTCTCTCTGCGGAAGTCCAGATAACTGGAGTCTTTTTCCAGCCCTTGTTTGTGGTCGCTCTCAAATTTAATCCATTAACATGGTTAAAAAGAGCTTCATCAATTAATTCTAAAGTGGACGGAACTATTGGATATTCTTTATGTGGCATCAAAAAGTCCTCTTCTGGATTTAATACAGGTTGCTTCTATTTCCATTTTATGATCTGTTTGGCCAAACAATTGTCTTGGCTCATTTAAAGTAGTTATTTCATAATGGGTGTCACCATATAAAACAAAGTCTCCTTCTCTAACAAATAGATCTTGATCTTCTGTTAAGCGGCGCTTATGAAAATGCAATGTGATAGATGGTCTTCTATCGATTCCCATGCTTGTTGTTTCGGTTGTATATCCTTTCCAAACAACCAACACATAAACTCTAACTGGGGGCAAAAAGCTTTTTTCTATCGCTTCTCCATACAAAGAGTGAAAATTGGTATGCTCCAGACTTATAGGATAATATAACACCTGTTGGCCAATAACTCTTTCAATAAGTTCATCATTGACCTGTTTAACAAGATCTCGCTCCTTTTTTCCAACAAACATCGGAGGAGGTGGCTGATTCGGTTGTGACCATTTATTGCTTGCCATTGTTTATTATCCTATTGCAATGGGCACAGGATAAGGGATTTTGCCTTGCACTCCCATTGCGGTTTCTGTCATAGCTGCATCTTTTTCAACCAGTTTGGCATATGTAAGTTCATCTAGTGTCGTTTTTAGTTCTTCTCTTAATTTTTCTTGTTCTTGTTGACCTTCGCTAATTAAAGCAGAACCATTTAAATTAACGGTTTCTCCAGGTATAGGAATAGAACCGAATTTACTACGCACTTGTCCTAGTGTCTCTTTGCTTAGTGCCAAAGTAAACCTTCTAATCCATTGTTTTCCAATGGCATTGATGTTTTCATATGGGAGATTCTCAAATGGCAAAGTGTTCATGTTGTTAACACCATCAGTGCCGTCTTCTTTTGTGTCATCAACGTCCCAAACACTGCTATCAACACGAAATTCAAACCAAATTTTACTCGGAGAGCTAATAGTTGGACTTGGAAAAATTCTTAGTTTATTATTCTTGATTTCATAAGAATAGTGGCTATTTCTAGTATATATTGCATCTTCGAAAGCCATTGCTTGAAGTTTGTTTTGCCATGCTGGAATAATCTCAAAAGTAGAATCATCTGCAAATTGACCATAACTAGCTAAGTCGCCAACAGTGTTTAATCCACCATAATAGCCATAAAATCTCCACATAGCATGAGGTGTTTTATACCAAACTCTTGTGATATAAATTCTTTTCTTTTGGCTAGTGCCAGTTTTATCTAATTTTTGATACAAGTATGTATTATCTGAATCTGCATTTGCAGCTTCAACAATTGATTGTAAATCATAATCTTGTTGAATCGATACCGTATCAAAAGAAGCTGAATATATTATTGTATTCCCACCAAAACCTGCATCTGTGGCCATTCCATCGCCAATTCTTTTACCATAAGAAAATTGCCATTTAGGATATCTAAGGTTTACATTGTCTGGATCGCTAGCTCCTATTTTTTCGCCATCATGATTAAAAGTGCCGGTTGTTGCCCCTAGTGCGCTTCCAAGAATATTTTTAGCTTGGTGAATGTTAAGGATATAAGAATATTCTAGTACGCCCTCTTCATAAGCTGAAAAAACACTTCCTGTGGTTATTTCTATGTCTAATACGTCTCCACCAAGTTTTTTAAAGGTATATGCAACTTGATTTGCAGCACCAGTGCAAAAATATTGAGAAAACATACCGGAATCAGAATCAGAATAAATTTGGAAGGGTAATTCAAGGTTGTCTTTTACATCGCTTGGGTGACTTCCTGTTGGAAGCGTTATTGCACTTGTTTGACTTGAAGGTGTTAAGGTCGGTACTGCCATTCATTTAGATCTCCTCAAATGTAATTAGTTGGCAGCTGTTTAAAAAATCATATTTAGTCTTTCTTTGAGGTTTTTCTCTTAGAAGTCTTTTTCTTGGCGGGCTTCTTTTTAGAATCTGGTGTTTTTTTCCGGGGCGGTTTTCTAGCAGATTGCGTTTTTGGTTTTGGCTCAGATATAACAGATTCGTCTACTTCTTTTATAATAACTTTAGGAACCTCTTCGACAACTTCTTCTTTAACTTCAGTTGGTGTAACAGCGTCTTTTAACGCTTGTTTATATTTTGCAAACTTTGCTGCAAACTTTGTTGCAAACTTTGGACTGGTCATACGACGTTTTTTCTTTCCCATAGTAAACTCCTTTTGTTATATTATATAATATTGTATTGGAGATTTTAAGAAAAAACCCCCTTTAAAGGGGGCTTTGCAAAAAACAACTAGTCGTTAGTCAGCGACAGTTGGTACAGTAGCGGAAGCAGCGCCCTCAATAGTAGCCATCCATTTAGCGACTGTGCCGCTATCTTGAACACACAGCATCCGAACTCTAGTTCCAATCTCGCTAGAATTCTGCAGCGTGATGGTATCACCAGCCGCGTCTCCTTTCGGATATGGGTTGTTCTCGTAATGTGAAATTTGCGCGATCCAATCGCCGCCGGCTGGGTGTACGAATGTAACTGTCTTGCTACCGCCGACTGCAGTAGTCACAAGGAATGAATAATGTAACCCTACATTGTCAGTGCTCAGGGCCGGCATGTTGACAACAATGTTGCCTGTGCCGTCAACATTAAAATGCGTTCCTCCTTGTGCAGCCGTTAAAGTTGTTGTAACTGCGCCGCCAGTGTTAAGGGTGCTGTTGTCTACTTTAAGCTTGGGTGCAGAAAGCTGATTTGCTGTGTTTTCGTTAATCAGGCTTTTAATTCTAGCCCAACCTACTCTTTTAGTTCCCATAATATGTTTCTCCTTTTAGAATATTAGGTCAATTAACGAGAAGTATTTCTCCTCTCGGCTATAAATAGTTTTCAAATAAAAGAAAACCCCGATCTCTCGAAAGAAATCGGGGTTAACTCAAAGTTAATGTAACTTTTAGCTAGTTGCGCCAGCCTCACCAAGGAGTCCGCGAACAACTACTAGACCATACATATCAGGTCGAACCATCTTCTTAGCGTAACGGGTCATAACACCTTTACGCGGTACGAAGTCTTCCGTACCAAAGATAGTGGGAGTAACCTGCAACGGTACATAAGGAGCGTAGACATAGCCACTCTCCAAG